TTTCTTTAACATACTTATTTGCTAAATGTTTTTCCTTACCATACTTTGCATGTTGCCATTTCTTTTGTAATGAATTAGGTAGATCAGTTTCACTTAATCCATTGTTTACAAAAGATGCTATCCTACGAGCATCTACTTTAGGTACTTTTCTATACCTGAATTCTTCCAATCCTTTTAACCATTTTCGTATTTCTTTTACTGTTGTTTTACCATTTGATTCATTCATTTTTTTAAAATCCCTTTCCAACTCGTTGTGTCGTTTAGTAGAGGCAATGTTTTTATCATCAACATCATTGGTATTTATTTCATTATCATTTACTTCAATTGTATCGTCTTCTATTGGTTCTAAATCGACTAATTCATATCCTGTGGTCTTCTTGATAATCTTAGCTAAATCACTCCTATACTTACTATACTTTTGTGATGGTAAGTAACCCGTATACCCCTTTGTACCAGGTGAACCAGTTGTTCCAGTTGACTCTTTAATCCTCGTCTTCTTCAATTAATTGTGCCTCTGAAAGACATCCACGAGCAACAGCTGTATGGGCATCTTCTATTAAAGTTATTTCCGATATTGGTATTGGAAAATCATTTTGATCAAATTGTTCATTAAATACATCTAAGAATCCACCAACCAAAGAAGTTCCCCCACCTATTACTATCGGCACTGGTTCAGGAAAATTAGGTACATTTTCAACACCCTCAAACTGAACCTTTAGGTTTGTTAATAAATAGTTAACAAGAGCACCATAATAGGAACGAATTGCAATTAAAACATTAGCTTCTTCAGTTCCCTCTTCATAAATATCACTATAAGTTCCACTTGATAAATCCAATGTCTTGGAAGTCTCTTTGATATTAGTTACCTTTGCCTTTGGTACACCA